CTCGTCGACGCGCGGCTCGTCATCCCGCGGCGCGAGCCCGACCCGAGCGGCAGGCTCGTCCTCCAGTACTACGTCTACCCGCAGCCGACCGTCGGCAGCTACTACGCGCCGACCCCGCCGGACAACTTCCGCGGCCACGTCCGCCTCTCGCAGCTCGAGATGTTCCACATTCGGGCGCTCACCCTGCCCGGATGGCTTCGCGGCGTGCCGCCGCTCGAGATGGCGCGCAACATGATCGGCTCCGCGATCGCCGGCCAGGATCTCGGAACCCGCTTCTTCGGCCAGGGCATGAACGCGCCCGGCGTCGTCGAGGTCGCCGAGGACATGGACGACGAGCAGGTCCGGCAGCTCAAGGACGACTTCAGGGCGCGCGCGACCGGCCTGCACAACATGCACGTCCCGCCGATCCTCACGGGCGGCGCGACGTTCAAGCCGACGATCATCTCGCCGGAGCAGGCGCAGTTCCTCGAGTCCCGCAAGTTCAGCGTCGCCGAGGTCGCACGCTGGTTCGGCGTGCCGCCGCACATGGTCGGCGACGTCGAGAAGTCCACCTCGTGGGGCGCCGGCATCGAGCAGCAGGGCATCGCGTTCGTCACGAACACGCTCCGCCCGTGGATGGAGCGGGTCGAGCGCGCGTACAGCCGCTACATGCTCCTGTTCGAGCCGGAGGACTACATCCGCTTCGACGAGAGCCGTCTCCTTCGCGGCGACAGCAAGACGCGCGCCGAAGTCAACGCCTCCGCGATCGGCTGGGGCTGGAAGTCACCGAACGAAGCACGCATCGACGACGGGATGCCGCCGCGCGAAGGCGGAGACGAGTTCCTGTCGCCGCTCAACATGCAGATCTCCGGCGCCGCAGACCCGACGGCAACGATCAAGGCCGTGTCGCCCCCGCAGGCGACTCCACAGGGCACGCCGCCCGAATCCGAAGAGGAGCAGAAGTGATCGAAAGACGCAACTTCAAGGGCGGCTGCGAGGTTCGTTCCGACGCGGCCGGCCACCCGGTGATCGCGGGCTACGCCGCGGTTTTCAACACCAAGTCGCAGAAGCTCGGCGGCGAGCGCGGGTTCGTCGAGGAGATCGACTCGCGCGCGTTCGAGAAGACGATCCGCGAGGCCGACGTGCGGGCGCTCGCGAACCACGACCCGAACTGGCTGCTCGGCCGGCGCGGCAACGACACGCTGCGCCTCTCCACCGACTCCACCGGCGTCCACTACGAGATCGCGATCAACGAGAAGGACCCCGACGGGGTGCGTGCGCTCGCGAAGGTGGAGCGCGGCGACTGGGACGGCGCGTCGTTCGGCTTCCGGACGATCCGCGACGACTGGAACCTTCGCTCCGACCCGCGCGAGCGGCGCCTGCTCGAGGTGCAGCTCCGCGACGTCGGCCCGGTCACCTACCCGGCCTACCTCGAGACCAGCTCGTACGCGACCGGCGCCGCGCGGAGCCTCGCGAACGAGCTCGGCGTCGAGTATCGCGACGTCGAGAAGGCGCTGGAGCTCGGCGACATCGACTCGATCATCGAGGCGCGCGCCGAATGGTCGACCGCCTACGTCAACAACCTGCCCGACTCGGCGTTTCTGTACGTGGAGGACGGCGGCCGCAAGGACTCCTCCGGGAAGACGACGCCGCGCACGCTGCGGCACTTCCCGTACAAGGACTCCTCGGGCGCGGTCGACCTGCCGCATCTCCGCAACGCGCTCGCCCGTATCCCGGACTCGAGCCTGCCGCAGGCGGTCAAGGACGACCTGACTGCGAAGGCGAAGGGGATCCTCCAGCACAACGGCGGCGAGGAGCAGAACTCGATCGTCATCCCGCTCGAGCAGCGCGCCGACGGCTCGGTCGCGTTCGGGCCGGAGGACGGCTTCGTTGACCTCTGCGACGACGTCACGACCGCGCTCAACGCCAACGAAGGCGCGTACGTCTTCCGCTGGGCGTGCATCGACGCCGCGTTGACGGGCGACCGGGTCGTCGTCCGCGACTGCCAGGAGTGCATCACCTACGTCGCACCCATCACGATCGGTGCCGACCAGGAGCCCGTCGTCTCCGACCCGTCCGAATGGGTCGCGGTCGAGCAGGGCTGGGTCGCGGTCGACGACACCCGCGCCCTCGCCGCGATGCTGCGGTTCGAGGAGCGCGCCGGCAAGACCCTGAGCAACGACTCCGTCTCCCGCATCCGGGAGGCCATGTCGATGCTCGAGAAGCTCATCGCCGACGCCGAAGCAGGCAGCGACGGCAGTGGCGATGTGCCCGGAGAGAACGATCCCGCCCGCTTCAGCGCGGAGGAGATCGAGGCACGGCTCCGGGCTCTGCAAGGCCCGAGGCGCTACGCGCCCGGTCAGATCGAAGCGGCCGTCTAGCGCCGCAAGCGTTGATGGCCCACTCCGGGCCGGGAGCCGACCCACGCCGATAGGCGCCGGGGAGTCGCCCACCCGACACGAGCCGGGCCGAGACGTGGTCAACCCCACGTCAAGAAAGGCACACAGCACATGGCAGAAATCACCCTCGCGCAGCAGAAGCTGAGCGAGCAGCGTCAGCGCGTCTGGAGCGAGTACTGCAAGGAGCTCGAGACGTACGACGCCCGCTCCGCCACCGACGAGCAGCGTCAGAAGCTCGATCGGATGGACGCCGACCTGGCCGAGTACGACAAGCGGCTGAAGGCGATCCACACCGAGGCGGAGCGCGAGCAGGCCGCCGACGAGCAGCGGGCGAACCGCATCGTCGAGCAGCGGGCGAGCGGCGACGCTCACCCGTTCGGGTGGTCGAAGATGGAGCAGGCCCTCCGCGCCCCGAAGGAGGAGGCTCGCGGTGTCGCGTTCGAGATCGACATGCGCGGCGTCTCCGGCCCGAAGCGGAACTTCGAGAAGCGGGCCGAGCAGTACGAGGAGCGGGTCATGGGCGTCGGTTCGGCCTCGGCCGGCGGCGCGCTCGTCCCGACCGAGTTCTCGCCGCTGCTCTACCGCTACCTGATCCAGAACAGCGCCATCCGCAACACCAACGTCCGCGTCGTCACGACCGACTCGGGCGACAACTACGTCCAGCCGTCCTTCTCGGCGTACTCCTCGGAGGCGACCGTGGTGTCGGCGGGCGCAGCGATCGGTGCCAACGACCCGACCTTCACGTCGGCCACGCTGTCGGCCTACAAGTTCGGGACGCTCTGGCAGGTGCAGTACGAGCTCCTGCAGGACTCGGCCTACGACCTTCTCAACGAGCTCGCGTTCCAGTTCGGCCGCGCGCTCGCCAACGGTGAGGGCAAGGCGTTCCTGCTCGGTGCCTCGGGCGGCCCGTCCGGGATCATCCCGAACGCCGGCACGGTCTACCAGTACGTCGGCGGCACGCCGGCGGCGAACGGGCCGACGTACAGCGACCTCGTCGAGACGATGCACAAGGTGATCCCGCCTTACCGCATCAACTCGACGTGGATGTTCAACGACGTCACGCTCAAGGACCTGCGGAAGCTCACCGACACGCAGGGCCGTCCGCTGTGGACGCCCGGGCTCGCGGGCTTCGGCGTCGACGTCCCGGACACGCTGCTCGGGAAGCCGTACGTCATCGACCCGTACATGCCGAACCCGGGCGTGGGCGCGACGTCGATCGTGTACGGCGACTTCTCGGGCGTGACGATCCGCGAGGTCGCGGGCGTCCGGCTCGAGCGCAGCGACGACTACGCGTTCGGCAACGACCTGGCGACGTTCCGCATCCTGCACCGGGTCGACTGCGCGCTGATCGACACGCACGGCGCTCTCGCCACCTACAAGGGCGGGACGGCGTAACCGATGGCGAAGATCGTCCTTACCGACGTCTCCTTCGTCGTCAACGGCGTCGACCTCTCGAACCACGTTCGCGAGGTCACGATCGACACGCAGCGGGCGGACGTCGACGACACCACCATGGGCGCCCAGGGCAAGGGGCACCTCATGGGTCTCCGTGACGAGAAGGTCACGGTCAAGTGGGCGCAGGACTTCTCTGCGTCCATGGTCGACGCCACCCTGTGGCCGATCTACACGGGCGGTACGGACGTCGGAGCCACGATCAAGCCGACGTCCGCGACCGTGGGCAACACCACGTACAGCGGCAGCCTCGCGCTGCAGTCGTACCAGCCGCTCGCCGGTCAGGTGGGCGTCCTCGCTGAGTCCCAGACGACCTTCATGGTCGACGGGATCCTCACCAGGGCGACCATCTAGCCCAAGTTCCGACCGCTAGGCCCTCCGGGCGGTCGGAAGGCGGCAGCGCGTCCCCCCTGGCGCGCGCCACACGGGAGGGGGTGCGAGGCGACACCCCCTCCCAACTTCGCCTACGCCTCGTACTCGAAAGGTCTCCTCACAGTGAAGATCCTCTGGCACTCGAACGCCCCCTGGGCGAACACCGGCTACGGCCAGCAGACCGCACTCTTCGTCCCGCGCCTCGCCGCGCTCGGGCACGACATCGCCATCTCCGCCGTCTGGGGCCTCGAAGGCTCCTCCATGACCATGGACGGCGTCCGCGTCTACCCGGCCGACCAGAACTTCGGGAACCGCACCCTCGCCTCCTGGGCATCGCACCACGCCGGCCCGGAGAACGACCTCCGCGACTGCCTCGTCCTCACGCTCATCGACGTGTGGCCGCTCAAGCTGAAGCAGCTCTCGATGCTCAACCTCGCCTCCTGGTGCCCCGTCGACAGCGAGCCCGTCCCGGAAGGCGTCCTCGACTACTTCAAGCGCACCGGCGCGCGCCCGATCGCCATGTCGCGCTTCGGCGAGCGAATGCTGCAGGACGCCGGGCTCGACCCGCTCTACGTTCCGCACGGCGTCGACACGAACGTCTACCGGCCGCTCGAGCAGACCGAGCGCGATGACTTCCGCGAGGCGCTCGAGATCCCGAACAGCGCCTTCCTCGTCGGCATGGTCGCGAACAACCAGGGCAACTCGCCGTCGCGCAAGGCGTTCCCCCAGGCGATCGAGGCGTTCGGGAAGTTCCGCAAGAGCCACCCGGACGCGTTCCTCTACCTTCACACGGAACTGACCGGGATCAAGGACGGCGTGAACATCGAGCGCCTCCTGGATCTCAACGACGTGCCGCGGCATGCGGTCAGGTTCGCGTCGCAGTTCCTCCTCGAGTACGGGCTTCCGCCGGAGGCGATGGCGCAGCTCTACAACGCCATGGACGTCCTCCTGAACCCGGCGATGGGCGAGGGGTTCGGCGTGCCGATCATCGAGGCGCAGGCGTGCGGCGTGCCGGTGATCGCCGGCGGCTGGACGGCGATGCCGGAGCTCGTCGGCGCCGGCTGGACGGTGGACGGGCAGCGCTTCTACATCGAGGGCGGCCGGATGGGGATCCCTCAGCGTGCGTTCCAGTTCATGCCGTTCGTCGACAGCATCGCCGACAAGCTCGCGGCCGCCTACGAGGCGCGCGGCGACGCGACGATGCGGGCGCGGGCTCGGGAGTTCGCGCTCGGCTACGACGCCGACGTCGTGACGGAGCGCTACTGGAAGCCGGCGCTTGCGGCGATCGAGTCGCAGCGGTCGAAGGAGTCGGCGATGCCGACGGTGACGCTCAACCGGGAGCAGCGCCGCAAGCTGGAGCGTGCGAAGTGAAACGGGAGGAGCCCTTCTTCTCGTCGAGCCGGATCCGCCGCAACATCGGCGCGATCCTCTCCGATGAGGGATCCTGGCTTACGGAGGCGTACTCGCTCGCGCTGCAAGCCGAGCATCTCCTTCGGGTCGTGGAAGGACAGCGGCAGCACTTCTCGGCAGAGAAGCGCAAGCGCTGGACAGACGAGGAGCGGCAGAAGCTCCTCGCGGACACACGGCCGGCAGCCCAGATCGCAGCCGAGATGGGCGTGTCTGTTGGGGCCATCCACGCGCAGCGGATCATCGCGCGGCGGTCCAGTGTCGAAGCGGTGGCGGCATGAGCAAGGCACTCGTCACGTTCGCCGTCGGGCCGCACGAGAAGCTCCTCGACGTCGCCCTGCCGTCGTTCCACACCTTCGCCGACCGGCACGGCTACGACCTCGTCATCCCCGAGCCGATCGACTGTAGCCGGCCGCCGTCCTGGTGGAAGATCCCGGCACTCATCGCCGCGCTCGAGCAGTACGACGAGGCGCTGTTCCTCGACGCCGACATGGTCATCGTCGACCCCAGCGAAGACCTCGGCGTCGACGCGTGGGCGTGGCAGGCGCTCGTCGAGCATCACACCGGGGACGGCGACGTCCCGAACTGCGCCGTGTGGCTCGTCCGCCGGCCGATGCTGCCGTTCCTGCACATCGCCTGGAGCCTCGAGCAGTACCTCCACCACGGATGGTGGGAGCAGGCGGCGATGCACGAACTCATGGGTTACGAGGGGCGCCCGGTGCGGCGCGTCGCGCAGACCGAGCTCCTCGACCACACGCAGTTCCTCGACAACGGCTGGAACGTCCACATCTGGGATCGCCCGGTGACCGAGCGGCCGCGGATCATGCACGCGACGATGTTCCCGGACCGCCTCGCGGTGATGCGGGAGTGGGCGCGGATCGCGGAGGAGGCGGCATGAGCGCGTACGAGCTCGCCGTCATCGTCGCGGCGCTGTTCATGCTCGTCGCCGTCCATCACTTCCACCAGACCGCGTGCGTCTGCGTGGAGTGCGGTGGCCGCGGCGGTCATCGCCGCGACTGCCCGACGCAGAAGGACAAGTCGTGATCCCTTCGCTGTTCCATCCCAACGATTGGAGGCTGGCGTGACACTTCGTGACACGGAGCGCGGCGGCACCTTGCGCGTCACGCTCGATCTGCCTGGGTTCTTCGTCGGCCCCGATGACACCGACGAGGACATCGAGTGCGCGATGGCTCTGGACGGAGACGAGTGCGTCGTCACGTTCATCGGCTTCGAGGGAGACAACCCCCAGCGGCAGCTTCGCACGCTAACCGGGACTCTCCGGAAGGTCGAGGTCGTTCGCTGATGCGCCTGTCAGAGCTTCAGAAACACCTCGCTCGACTCGCAGGCGAAGCGATGAATCGCAGCGACGAAGACCCCGAGGTCTGGATGTTCGACATCTACGGCGGCAAGCGCGAGGTGGCAGCCGCCCGGCTCGACTTCACGCCGACCACGATGGCCGAGGCGGAAGCGGACATCCGACACCCGATCATCGACCTTATGCCACCGGAGCTGTCGTGACGGGCAACGCTTGTGACTTCGGCGAACGCCATCGCACCACGCAGGGAGCTCGACGATGCGCGTCCTGACGCTCGGCACCTTCGACCTGTTCCACCCCGGACACGTCTACCTGCTCCGGCGTGCCGCAGACTTCGGCGGCGTCCACGTCGGCGTCAACAGCGACCGCTTTGTCATCGAGTACAAGGGGCAGCCGGCCGTCGACTCCGAGCGCAGGCGGATGCACGTCGTCTCGCGCTGCCGGTACGTCACCCGCGTCCACCTCAACGACGGACCGGGCCGCGAGCTGATCGAACGGCTGCGCCCGAGCCTCATCGTCGTCGGAGGCGACTGGCTCGCCGCCGACTACCTCAAGCAGATCGACACGCCCGCCAGCGTCCTCCAAGAGATCGGCTGCGACGTCCTCTTCGTCGCCCGCAAGCCCGGCTACTCCACAACGCAGGCCCGCGCCGCAGCGTGACCTTCACCGCGATCGTCGTCACACACGCCAACGAACAGGGCGTGCGAAAGATGCTGGGCAACCTCATCTACCAGACCAGGCAGCCGGACGAGATCATCGTCGTCTGCACCGAGACCCCGGCCGCCGTCATCGCGCGGCTCCGCGAGGACTTCCCCGGCGTCCGCTTCGAGACCATCGACGAGGTCGGCGACTGGGGCCACGCCAAGCGCGCGCACGGACTCCACCTCGCCACCGGCGACTGGCTCGGGTTCTTCAACGACGACGACAGCTACGAGCTCGACTACCTCGCCACCATGCTCGACGAGGCCGAGGCAGACGACGTCGACGCCGTCTGGTGCGCATGGAACGAGCAGCCGCGCTGCGCCTTCCGCAAGTTCGAGTCCACCGCGGGCAACTTCGTCGTCCGCTCCTCGCTCGCCAAGCACGTCGGCTGGACGGAGCGCTGCTACGAGGCCGACGGGATCTTCATCGACGCCCTGGTCGCCGCCGGCGCGCGCACCACGAAGATCGAAGAGACCCTCTACCACCACAACGTGCAGTGACCGCCGAGCCGCAGGACATCGACCTCGACGAGGTGGAAGTGTGGCGCGCTGAGCAGCTTCGCGACGCCGGCTACGAAGAGTTCTGGGCGGTCGAGTTCGCCCCGCGCCGTGACATCGACCTTCACTTCGCCGTCGAGCTCGTCGAGCACGGCTGCGATCCCGCTCTCGCAACGGAGATCATCAGATGAGCTACATCACCAGCGCGCAACTAAAAGCGACGCTCACGATCAACGACACGTACGCCGACGCAGACATCGCGACGGCGGTCGTGGCTGCATCGAACGCGCTCGACCTTCTCTGCAAGCGGAAGGGCACCGCGACCCGCGGCGGCTTCGAGCAGGACGCCGACGCGAACCAAGTTCGCTACTACACGCCCGAGGACGGCTACAAGCTCAACATCGACGACCTCGTCACGTTCACGTCGCTGCAGACCGACCCGGGCGGCGACAACACCTGGCCGGACACGTGGGTACAGAACACCGACTTCGACCTCGAGCCGCTGAACGCCGCCGCGGATGGATGGCCGTACACGCGGCTCCACGTCCGCTCGAGCGGCTCCTTCGTCTTCCCGGTCGGCTACTCGCGCAGCGTCAAGGTCACCGGCAAGTTCGGATGGCCCGCGGTGCCCGAGGCGGTCACGCAGGCGACGACGATCCTCGCCTCCCGGCTCCTGAAGCGCGCCCGCGAGGTGCCGTTCGGCGTCGTCGCCGTCAACCTCGACGGCGCAGCCGTTCGCATCGCCAAGGCCGACCCCGACGTGATGCTCCTCCTCGGCCCGTTCATCAAGCACCGCATCAGCGTCGCATGACATGCCGGCAGCCTCACACGCACTCGCGCCGTCCCTCACCCTCGCTCCGAACGAGGCGTGGATGAGCGTCACCATGGCACAGATCCGCACCGCGCTCGCGACGAACCTCGACGCGATCCCGGGCGTGCAAGCGTCCCCGTACATGCTCGCCAACCCGACGCCTCCGACCGTCTGGGTCGTCCCCGACGAAACCGACTACGACGAGGCGATGCAGGGCGGCCTCGACTGCGTCAAGATGACGATCCAGGCGTTCGCCGGCCTCGTCGCTGACCAGGCCGCGCAGAAGCTCCTCGACGAGATGCTCGACCCGACGGGTTCGTCGAGCGTCAAGGCGACCATCGAGGCGGACAAGACGCTCGGCGGCATGGTGCAAGACCTTCGCGTCACCCGCCACCACGGCTACCAGGTCTACCAGCGACCCAACCTCGGATCAGGCACCAGTCAGGGCCAGCTCATCGGCTCTGAGTGGACCGTCGAGATCTACGTCTAGAAAGGACAAGCGCGTGAGCGACAAGACTTACAAGGTCGTCGGCGAGGCGATCGTCCACGGCTTCAAGAAGGGCGAGACGTTCGTCGCCGACCTGGTCGAGCACGAAGAGGATCTCCTCATCCGCGGCGGACACGTCGAGGTCGTCGGCGGCACCGCGACCACGCCGGCGCCGGTCGTCAGCTCGACGACGATTTCGACGGCTCCTGCGGGCGGGAGCGTCACGGCCACTTCGTGAGCTACGGGCCGACCGTCTACGTCAAGGGCCTCGCGGAGCTGAACAAGGCATTCGCGAAGCTCGGATCGGAAGTCAAGCGCGAGCTCGTGCTCGTGCTCACCAAGGCCGCCGCTCCCGTCGCCGCGACCGCCGCGCAGAACGCGTGGGGCGAGATCCGGAACATGACGGAGCGGTGGAGCAAGATGCGCGTCGGCGCGACGGCGAACCTCGTCTACGTCGCGCCCGGCGCGCGCCGCAACCGCGGCACCGCACGACCGAACCTCGGAACCCTGCTGATGACGCGGGCGATGGAGCCCGCGCTCGACACGCACGCCGCCGAGATCGAAGCAGCCGTCGAGGCAGCCATCGACGAGCTGACAGCCGAAAACGGCTTCTAACCCACAGACCCACCAGGAGGGCAACCAGCATGGCACGCATCACCCTGACGGGTTGCGACCCGTACGACGGCACGTACGAGCTCGACCTCGAAAAGCCGTTCGACACGGGCGAGCTGAACATCGTCAAGACCGTCGCCGGCGTCCGGCCGCTCGAGCTCGAAGACGCGTTCGCCGCAGGCGACTCCGACCTGATGATCGCCGTCGCGATCATCGCCATGCGGCGCCAGGGCAAGGTGACGCGGAGGCAGGCGCTCCAGGTCGCCGAGAAGCTCTGGGAGGGCGGAGAGCTCACCTTCGATGGCGGCGAGGAGACCGATGCTCGCCCCCCGGAACCGCAGAAGTACGACGCCGCGAGCTGATCGTCCGGGAGCGGTTCTGGCAGCGCTTCGACCACTGGTACGGCGACGCCGGCGAGGAGCCGGAGACGTACTGGGGGCCGGCGCTCGGCAACTGGTTCTCGCTCCGCCCGCACGACATCGAATGGCTCACCCCGAAGCAGCTCCTCGACTGCGTCGAGTTCATCCACAAGTCCACGTCTGAAGAATGAAACTGACCCTCTGGGATCTCGTGTGGGCCGTTTGGCTCGCCATCTTCGTCGCTCTTGAAGTCCCGGCCGCGCTCCACGCGGTGCCGTGGTCGACGCTGTCGACGACGTCTTGGGATCTCGAGGACTGGTGGTCGCCGGTGCGCCTCATGCTCGAAGCGTTCCTCGCTGTCCTGCTCCTGCACATCTGCTTCCACCTGTCCGCGCGCGCCCTGATCTCCGTCGTCGTTGTCGCGGCGGTCGCGCTCATCGTCCACCTCCTGGGGGTCTACTTCTAGATGGCTCGTAAGCTCATCGTTGAGGTCATCGGCGACTCCTCGTCGCTCGAGGCCGCGCTTGGAAGGTCGGCGGCCGCGTCGACCGGCTTCGTCGGCAAGCTGAAGGCGTCGTCCGCGGAGATGGCGTCCGTCGGCGCGTCGCTGACCCGGCATCTGACGCTCCCGATCGTCGCGATCGGTGCCGCTGGGACGAAGATGGCCGTGGACTTCCAGGCGTCGATGGAGCTCCTGCATACGCAGGCTGGCATCGCGCAGTCCTCGATCGCGAACCTCTCGAAGGGCGTCCTGGCGCTCGCAGGGCCGACGGCGACAGCGCCGGACGTGCTCGCCGCTGGCCTCTACCACCTGAGCTCGCAGGGCCTTCGCGGCGCGCAGTCGTTGCACGCTCTCCAGGTCGCGGCGGAGGGCGCCAAGATGGGCGGCGCGAACCTCGAGGACGTGACGAACGCGCTCGGCGCCGTGCTCGCGTCGAAGATCGCCGGCGTCCACAGCTACGAGCAGGCGATGGGCCAGCTCAATGCCACCGTCGGCGCGGGCGACATGCGGATGCAGGACCTCGCGGACGCGATGGGAACCGGGCTACCGGCTAAGGCCGCGGTAGCGGGCGTCAGCCTGAAGGACGTCTCCGCGGCGCTCGCGACGTTCGGCGACAACAACATCCGCGGCGCCGAGGCCGGCACCCTGCTCAACTCGACGATGCGCCTCATGGAGGGGCCGTCGAAGGCTGCCGCGAAGGCGATGGGGCAGATCGGGCTCAACGCCGCCGACCTCGGGAACACGCTCCGCAATCAGGGCATCGTCGCGGCGCTCGAGCTGCTCAAGTCGAAGCTGGACGCGCTCCCGAAGGAGGAGCAGGTGCTCGCGCTCACGCGCATGTTCGGCGGCCGGCAGTCGGGCGGCGTCCAGATCCTCATCGACCAGCTCGGGCGCCTCAAGCAGAAGGAGCAGGAGGTCGCCGCGGGCGGCAACAGCTTCGCCGCCGACTGGGGCGCCTACACCCAGACGGCCGCGTACAAGATGGATCAGCTCGGCGCGTCGATGCGCGCGGCCGGGATCTCGATCGGCGACATTCTCCTCCCGTTCGTCTCGAAGGCCGCGGACGCGCTCTCGTCGCTCGCCGGCAAGTTCCAGGCGCTCCCGGGGCCGGTCAAGGACTTCATCCTCGCGTCCGCCGGCGTCGTCGCCGTCGTCGGGCCGGTCATCTCGACCGTCGGGAAGCTCGGCCAGGCGCTCGCGTTCCTCGCCGCCAACCCCGTCGTCCTCGTCGTCGCCGCGATCGCCGCGCTCGGCGCTGCCATGGCCGCCGCGGTGCTTGCGCCGCAGAAGCTCCAGTCCGCGCTCGAAGGCATGGGCCTCTCCGCGCAGACGTCAGGCCGCATCGTCGCCGACCTGCAGGACGCCTTCCACGTCGTCCAGTCGGCCGCGGACGTGCTCGTCAACGTCATCCGGAGCAACTGGGGGACGATCAGCAACATCATCCGCGGCACCGAGCAGATCGTCAGCGGCGTCGTCACCCTGCTCGAGGCGGCATGGCGCGAGTTCGGCTCGAACATCATCACCCAGGCCACGCTCGCCTGGAACCTCGTCAAGGCGACGATCCAGAACGCCCTCACCGTCATCGAAGGCGTCGTCAACGTCTTCGCCGGCATCCTGCACGGTAACTGGTCGCAGGTCTGGAGCGGCATCAAGCAAATCGCGTCCGGCACCTGGAACGAGATCGTCGCCCTGTTCCGCAACGAGCTCGGCACGCTCGAAAACCTCGCCGGCGCGATCGGCAAGGGCATCCAGGATGGCGTCCTGCGCCCGCTCGAGCGGCTCGGCGCCGACCTCCTCAAGAAGCTGGAGGAAGGCGTCAACTCGGCCATCCACACCGTCGTGGGGCTCGCGGAACGTCTCGCCGAGGCGATCGGCAGCGCCATCGTCACCGGCGTCATCGGCGGCATGGGCAACCTCGTCTCCGAGGTCGGCTCGAAACTCAAGAGCGGCATCGAGGCGGCCGTCCACTTCGCCGGCGGTCTCCTGCACGGCTCAGGCGAGTTCCAGTTCACCCGGCACACCGTCGGCGCGCCGATGGCGCAGGGCATCGTTGACGGGACGACGGACGGCCTCAACGGCTTCGGGACGAAGCTCTCCGCGAAGCTCAAGAAGGAGGCCGCGCAAGCGCTCGCGATCGCCCAGTCGGCGCCAGAGATCCATGCCGCGGCCGAGCACATCGGCATCTCCGCCGCGATGGCCGTCGTCGACGGGGTCGTCGGCATCCAGCCGTCGATGACGCAGCAGATCAAGACGGCGCTCACGCAGGCCGTCCAGCAGGCCGCCCAGGCGGCACAGTCGTCGATCCAGACGTTCCAGTCCGGCTTCTCGTCGATGGCGCAGGGGATCCTCTCGGCGTTTTCGCAGCAGACGAGCAACTTCGTCGCCCCCGCCCAGAAGCTCCTCGACAAGATGCAGGCGAAGGATCAGCTTACGAACCTGCAGCAGAACCTCGCCTCGGCGAGCGACGCCGTCAAGCAGGCACAGACCGCTCTCGACAACTACAACGCGACCGCGGGCGGCACGGCCGATCAGCTTCAGGCGGTCGCGGATGCGACGACCAAGGTGAAGCTCGCCCAGGACGCCTACAACGCCGCCGTCACGAAGTACGGCGCGACCAGCGACCAGGCGCTCAAGGCCGGGATCGGGGTCGACTCCGCGCAGTCGGCGCTCGCGAAGGCGCAGGCTGCGGTCGGCGTCGACCCGGCGCAGGCGCAGCAGCTCAGCGCCGCGCTCCTGCAGGCGCAGCAGCAGTACACGTCAGCGTCGCGGGCCATCCAGGAGTACGACCTGCAGCTCAAGGCGGCGAAGCAGACGGCCGCGTACGACAAGGAGCGGGCGAAGCAGCAGGAGCAGCTCGCCAAGCAGCTCGCGGCGCTCGAAAAGGGCCTGTCGAAGCAGCCGGGCGAGTGGGACAAGATGAGCAAGAAGGTACTCGCGCTCCTCGACAAGTACGGGGTGCCGCTCTACCAGTCCGGCCAGAAGTTCGTCGACCAGTTCGCGTCAGGCATCAGATCGGAGATCTCGAGCGCCGAGAAGGCCGCGCACGACATGGCGGAGGCCGTCTCGAAGTACATCCCGAAGTCGCCGGCGAAGACGGGGCCGCTCGCGTTCTCGTCGCAGGCCATGGGGCAGAAGTTCGGCCGCGAGTTCGCGACCGGGATCTCCCAGGGCCTCTACAACGGCCAGGGCCTCGGCTCGATCGCCGGTGCGTTCTCCTCGATCGGTTCCGGACTCCGCTCCTCCTCGCTGCCGGGCGCGCCTGGCTCGAGCGTGAACGTCAACGTGAACGTCAGCGGCAGCGTCGTCGGCGGTAGTCCACGCGAGATCGCGGACGAGCTCAAGTACCCGATCCGCGACGCGCTGCTCACGATCGCACGCAGCGAACCTTCCATCTTCCACGGGCGCGCGTAGGCGCCCAGATAAGGACTAGACGCCAGTGACCTACACGCAGCAGCAGTGGGCTGACGACAACATCTCGGCACCGTACGGGCCGCTCAGCGCGGACCGTTTGAACCACATCGAGGCCGGCATAGCGGCGGTAGCAAATGGCGGTTCGATCGCGTCTCTCAACCTGAAGACGCTCTACGGGATCGCGCCCGGACAGGACATCACGACTGCGCTGCAGGGCGCGTTGAACACGATCGCGGCTGGTGTCGGGTCGACGTACGCGAACGGCGCCGAGATCGTCATCCCTGACCCTGGCGTGTACACGGTGCATGGGGCGTCGCAGACGGGGACGGCGCAGAGCTACAGCTACGCCGGCCAGGTGTTGATTCCGGCGGTGGCGCTCGCGAGCACGATCCCTGTCCTGATCCGTGGCGGGGTGCGGGCGTCCGGCGGCTACTCCACAACTGGGGCGCCGAACGGGGTGGTGTTGCAGAGCAACGCAACGTCCGGGTACGTGTTCGACATCATCCCGTCGTTCACCGAGTTCGGGTGTCCGTGGACGGGAATCATGGTGCTGCTCGAAGACCTGATCGTCCGGTGCCCCGACAACCCGACGTGCGGCGGCATCAACCTGCTCTGCACCCAGCGGGCGAAGCTCGAGCGGGTGATCGTGGACACGCCGACGACCGGCAGCGTTCTGCCGTCCGGGTCGCTCGAAGGCATCGTGATGCCGCAGATTTACAACAACGGCGACGTGACCGTCCGGGACGTGCAGGTGCATGATTTCCCGGTCGGTGTCCGGCTGTCCGAGCACGGCGTCTTCGACAACGTCCAGGTGACGCACTGCGCGGTCGCGTTCAAGGGCGGCGGCCGGTCGCACGCCAACTGGTTCGGCTATGTCGATGTGGAGGAGTGCCCGACGATCTTCGACGGCGGGGTTGCTCCGGCGTTCGGCTCCCCGGCCCCGGTGGCCGGGTCGATGGTGTACGGGACGCTCGACTTCGAGAACACGAACCGGAGCGTTCTCGCCCCCGTCAACTTCGTGAACGACACGACGACGAACCGGGTCTACGGGAAGCTCGACCTGTGGGGGACGATCTCGGGAACCCACCCCGTCACCGGGGGCCGCGGCCTCGACCTGGTGCCCGTCAACGCCACCCCGTCCGTCGGGCCGGTGCAGCGGGCCGCAGGCTGGTACGAGTCGAACCCGTACGACAACTTCACCCGTGAGGTGTCGCTGTCAGGGACGGGCGCGCCGGGCCAGTGTTCGCCGTCGCTGCATCCGTGGCGGGTCGAGGCAGGCAGCTTCAGCGTCTCCGGCGGCAAGCTGCAAGGGCTCACCGGGGCGCCGGACAAGTGCTTTGTGCCGGTGCGCAGGGCCGCAAGCTGGGGCGCCCATTCCCGCACGATCACCTGCACGTTCACGCTCGGAGCAACGTCGCCGCTGCTCCGCATCTACGCGAACGCGATCGTGACGACCGGCGAGGTGTCCGCGAACGGCGGCGTCAACGCCGTCGAGCTGAAGATCGCCGGGGGCGCCCAGCCGATCCTGCGCGCCCAGAACACGAACATCGTCGGTGCCGGATCAACGCTCGCGGCAGGGTCGACGCACACGGTGAAGCTGACCGTCTACCACGACGCGACCGGCTACCCGTACCGGGCGAAGGCATACATCGACGGCACCCTCATTGCCGACACCTCGATCGCGAACCTCTTCACCAGCAACAACCCGTCCATCTGGCCCTACTGGGAAGACGGCCTGTCGTTCGGAGACACCGGAACGGCCGTCACCCTGTTCGCCGTCCAGGACATCACGTTGGAGCCGCCGCAGGACATCACGACCGCGGTCACCTACTCGGCGTCGATGACCCCGGACTGCCGCCTCGGCCGCTACCAGACGATCAACGCGAGCAACACGACCGCGTTCACGATCAACAACCCGACGAACGCCCCGGTCGGCACCGAGACGGCCGAACTGACGATCGAGATCCAGAACAGTTCCGGGGGCGCCCTCGGCGCCGTCACGTGGGGGTCGGCGTTCAACAGCGCAAGCTGGACGTTCACCGCCCCCGCGAACGGCAAGAAGCGCGCCTTCCACTTCCGCTGGAACGGCTCCTCCTGGGTGTACGTCAACCAGTCGGGCGACTTCTAAGAGCCGAGATCAAATCGAGAGAAGATGACGATTCCCGCAGTCCCATCCACGACGCTCGCGCCGTCGCTGACGCTCGCTCCTGGGCTCGGCTTCACGAGCGTCGACGACGGCCGAGGCATCATGCCGAACCTGTGCGTCGAGATCGACGTCACGAACGCGCCGACGAACAGCACGCGCGTGTGGACCGACATCACGGCCGACGTGCGTCAGCTCCGCTACTCCGTCGGCGGTCGCAACGACGAACTCCAGCAGTCGCAGCCGGGGAGTCTCACGATCGTCCTCTCGAACGGCGACTCGAAGTATGACCCGGAGAACGGCTCCGGGATCGGAGTCAAGCGTCGGCAATGGATCCGTGTACGCGCAGAGTGGAACGGCACCATCTACCCGCGCTGGCAGGGGATCATCAGTGTCATCGACCAGTCATGGCCCGAGGCAGGTATCGACGGCATCGCCACGCTCACCGCGGCCGATGCTATGAAGGTTGCGAACCTCTACGACCTCCAAGGTCAGACGTTCTCGTCGCAGCAGAGCGACGCGCGCGTATCGGCTGTCGCGGCTCTGCTTGGACTCGCAACCAACATCGTCGATGCCGGCGCTTCCACGCTCGTCGCTGTCGGAACCGCTTTCGGTGTCGGCTCACCCGCGTCGACGCACCTCACTGACATCGAGGGCACCGAGAACGGCCTGGTGTACGCGAACATGAGCGGCGAAATCGAGTTCCAGTCGCGACACTACCGTCCCCTCAACGAGGTTACGCCGGTCGCGACAATCGGCGACGCTGCTGGCGAGATTCCGTACAAGGAATCGTCACACGTCGTCTCGGAGGACGCCTACATCAGCAGCGTCGCCTACGTCACGCCGACGAACTCCGACGGCAGCACGGGTACGACGCAGACGGCGACGAGTTCCACCTCATCGACCGAGTACTTTCCTTCGACGCCTGCGAACGCCCAGCGAACGATCCTGAGCAGCGACACGAACGAGGCGCTCAACTGCGCCGAGTACATCGTCAACAAGTACGGCGACCCGTCGCCTCGCGTCCCCGCCGTCGAGCTTGGCATCCGGAAGTCACAGTGGGACATCGTGCTCGCGGCGACGAACAGCACGCGGTTCACGTTCAAGCGGCGCGCGGCCAACACGTTCGCCGAGGACGTCTTCGTCGAGCAGGTCTCGGAGGAGATCGTTCCCGGCTCGTCGTGGAAGACCACGTTCCAGCTTTCGCCGGCGACCGACCAGACGATGTGGATCCTCGGTGACTCGGTGAACGGCGTCCTCGGAACCACCACTCGCGTCGGCTACTAGGAAGGCACATGCAACGGATCGAGACGTTCACGACCCGCTTCGGGGCTCGCACCATGCGCGAGCACGCGTTCCGCAACCCGTCAGGGTGCGGCGAGAAGGGCTTACCCACAGATCGCGTCAACGGCGCCATCGTTCTTCACGCTCGTGTCGACCATGGCCGTTGGATCGTTGACTGCCCCTGTGAGGGCTGCAACGGCGCCGAGCTGGCGTGGGGCGGTGGGTTCTTCTGTTGCGAGTGTCGCAACGGCGACCACAACGGCAACCTACTCGCTGTCAAGTACCCCGTCGAGCGACTCCAGATCGAACGAGTGCTGCTCAAACGGCCCATCGAGAACCGCAACTGGCATTCGGGCGAGTCGGTCGATGACCTGATCGCCGAGAACAAGGAGCACGGACTGTAGACATGACTTGGACGACACCCCGCACCTGGGTTACCGGAGAAATCGTCACGTCGGCGATCATGAACACGCACGTCCGAGACAACCTTCAGGCCGTTGCAGGCGTTGGCTCGTATCAGTATGTCGCGGCGATCGCGAAGTCTGACGGTTCGGAGAACCTCTGGCAGGGGGCATGGCTCGAGTGCAATGGGGCCACGGTCTCGCGGACCACGTACGCCAACCTCTTCAACTATCTGAACGGGCTGTCGACGCCTCTTCCGTTCGGCTCCGGAGACGGGTCGACCACGTTCACTCTGCCTGACTTCAGCGGCCGGTCACCAATCGCGATGTCTGGGGCGTCTGGGCACGCCGACGTCAAGACGATCGGCAACAGCGACGGTAATGCCGTAGCCAGCCGACGGCCGAAGCACAAGCACACGACCGGAGACGTCGGGCATGCCCATCGGCAGGACTACGAGCTCGGCTCGATCAACGCGGGGACCGAGCATTACGTCAAGAACGGCGGAAGCCACACCGATCAGAACGGCAATAACGCGACGACGGGAGTGACAGTCGGGCCTCAGACAGGAGCCGAGCCCATAGACTCGTCGGCATACCTCGTCGGCGGAATCTGGGTCATCAAGGCGATCGCGTAACCATGGCTTCTGCACCCACCGAAGAAAGAATCGAGACGACGCAAGAGGCGACCCCATCGCGCGTCAGCGTCAGCGAGGAGAAGCTGCGCCGCATCCTCGTCGAGGAGCGGATGGAGATCATGCGCGAGCTGGCGAAGCTCGCCACCACCGACGCGGTAAACGCGCTCGCCGCTCGGGTCGCGATCCTCGAACTGTGGCGCGCCGCGCGCGACGCCGCGAACGCCACGAAGCGCGAGCTCACATCAAAGCAGCTCGCGTGGCTCGGCGTCATCGCCGGGCTCCTCGCGATCTTTGCCGGCCTGATCGGCTCTGTCGCCACGATTCTGTGGCTTCACCACGGCTAGCAAGCCGTCGCCCTCATTTATCGACCCTGACCCCGTCCGCCAAGGAAGGAATCCGCGTGCGTCCCATCGCGATCGACATCTCGAACAACAACCCGGCCAGTAGGCTCACCATCGAGTCCTCCGGCGCCAAGGTGCTCATCTGCAAGGCCACTGAGGGCGCGAACTTCGAGGACAAGACCCTCGCCGCCGCGCGCGCGAACGCCAAGGCGCTCGGCATCCGCTTCGGGACGTACATCTTCCTGCACTCCGCCACGAAGGGCAGCGAGGCGGGCGAGTATCTCAAGTACGCGAAGCCGAAGAAGGACGAGCTCGTCATCATCGACTCGGAGCCCGGCGGCCAGGACGGCGAGCCGATCTCCAGCCTCGCCCACCGAACCGACGCGTGCGCGCGGGCGCTCGAGCAGAAGGGATTTCGGCCGATCCTGTACTCCTCCTCGAGCGTCTGGGAGGAGATGGTTTCGGCCGTGCCGGCGCTCAAGCGGCTGCGCGTCTGGGAGGCCCAGTACCCGGGCCGCTTCACTCGCTGGTTCCCGGCGCTCGCGCGGCTGCGGCAGAAGCTCGGCCGCGGCGCCAGCGTCGTCATGTGGCAGTTCACCGACTCGTACGCTGTCGGCCCGTACCGTTTCGACGCGTCGCTCGTCCTTGTCCCGGTCGAGAAGCTCTAGCTTGGCCGACAAGAAGAAGCTCTGGAGCGTCACCACGCTCATCGGCAAGGGTGTTCCGAAGGATCTGACCGGCTGGGCGGCGTGGTTCACCGCGCGCTACGTCGTCGAGAACTTCGACGAGCTCGCGCCGCTCGTCAAGAAGGACGCCCCGGGCGCGACGAAGGTGATCGCCGACGCACGCTACCGGCGCACCGAAGGAGCATCCGCGCGCGGGACGGAACTGCACGCGGCCGCGGAGCTGATGGCGCTCGGCGACAAGCCGACCGTCGCTCCGGAGATCGAGCCGTACGTCGCGCAGTTCCAGAAGTTCCTCGACGACCACAAGCCCGAGTACCTGCTGTCCGAGGCGCCGGTCTACAACCTGACGCACGGCTACGCCGGCACGCTCGACGGGCTCATCCGTCTCCGCGGCCGGACGTTCGTCATCGACTACAAGACGACGGACAAGCCGCCGAGCGCCAGGAGCCGGCCGCCGTATCCCGAGGTGGCGATGCAGCTCTGCGCGTACTCGCGCGCCGAGTTCGTTGGCCTGCAGGAGGCGGAGCGGACGACCGGCAAGGACAGCCGCTTCTACCTCTTCGACGCGGAGGCTCCGCACGAGCCGATGCCGAAGGTCGACGGCGCCCTCGCGCTGATGGTCTCGCCGTACGACTACAAGCTCGTCCCCGTCCGGATCGACGATTCGGTCTGGGAGAAGTTCCTCGCGGCGTGCGTCGTCGCGGACTGGTCGCTCGAGACGTCGAAGCAGGCGCTTGGGCCGGCGATCCGCGCGCCCAAGGCCGCGTGAGTCTGCGCCGCATACCGCCGTGCTCCTGCTGCAAGCGGAACACGTCGGTTGTCCTGGCGGCGCTCAAGCGCGGACGTCCCAGCGTCCGCGTCTGCCCGAACTGCGACTGCGTGTCGCGGTGGCCCAACATCAAGAAAAGGAGCACGTCGACGTGAAGAACGTCTCGTGGAAGAAGATCGCCTGGGGTGTCGTGGCAGCGTTCACGACGCCGGAAGCGATCAAGTCGGAGAAGTCGATCGCCGCGATCGCGCTGACGCGGTTCGTTGTCCTGGTGCCGAGCGCGGCATGGGCGATCGACCTGCTGCTCAAGGCGCTCGGCGCGTAGATGGCGAAGACGGCGCTCCCTCCCGACTGGTACAAGCTCCCGCTGATCCGCGACGCGGAGATCGCGAAGCATGGGTCGGTCCGCGCGGCGGCGCGCGCGAACGGCATCCACCACTCGACCCTGCAGTCCTGGATCGGGAGGGACGCGCCGACGCCGAAGGTCGTGCGGGCTCCGATCGGCTCGACGGAGGTCACCCGCGAGGACGTCCTCATCGAGGAGAACCGCGAGCTGAAGAAGGCGCTCGACGAGGCGCGCAGGCGCGCGCTGTACGACGAGCGGGCGATGATGCTGCTCGAGCGCGCGGTCGAGCCGAAGCAGCCGACCTACACGCCTCCGCCTGTCGCGGTGCGTGAGGGCTTCACGCCGCATGAGTTCCTGCTCCAGTGGAGCGACCTGCACGGATGCGAGCGGGTCAGCGCCGAGCAGACGAACGGCCTGAACGAGTACGGCTGGGACGTCATGGTCGCTCGCCACTGGCGGATGCGGGAGGCCATCCTGGGCTTCAAGCGGCACCGTCCTTACCCGGTGTCGCGGCTGACGATCTGGCCTGGGGGCGACATGGTCTCCGGCGACATCCACGACGAGCTCCGCGAGACAAACGAGAAGGTTCTCGTCGAGGCGGCGATCGACATCGGCTACTTCGGCGCCGAGTGGATCGCGAGCCTGGCGCCGGAGTTCCCGGAGATCGTCGTCGACGGCATGGTCGTCGGCAACCACGGGCGGCGTACGAAGAAGCCGCAGGCGAAGAACCAGCACGACAACTTCGACTGGATCGTCTACGAGGTGATGAGGCTCCGCCTCGCGAACCTCCCGAACGTCCGCGTCGTCGTCGGCCAGGACGGACGGATCAAGCGCGCCCGGCATCAGATCTTCGAGGTCGCTGGGAAGCGCGTGCTGGCGTTCCACGGCGACGGTGTCCGCTCGACGATGGTCGGCGTGCCGTGGGGCGGCATCACGCGGCGCTGCAACGAGCTCCAGAAGCAGTACGAGGCCGGCGGCCGCATCGACCACTTCCTGGTGGGCCACTGGCACACGCCGCACGTCGTCGACAACCGGCGCATCCTCGTGAACGGCTGCGTGAAGGGGCCGGACGAGTACGGCATCTCGCTCGGGCTGTCGTCGCCGGCCGGGCAGCTCCTCCACACGTTCCACCCGAGGCGCGGCCTGACCGACGTCAGCTTCCTCGACCTGCAGGACTAGTGCCGCGGAAGCGCGACGACGTCCGCCTGGCCGCGATCGTGGCGAAGCTGAAGTGGGGCGCCGAGGGCGAGTTCTCCGCGTCTGTGAAGCCGTGGGAGTGCGCGCTGTTGCTCGAGGAGCTGCAGCGCCCACCCTCGCGGCGCCGGACGAAGCGCTAGTCCCAGCGGATCGTGCTCTGGACGTGCTCGTGCGCGTCGATCCAGTAGACGGCGACGCCGCTCTTGCCGGCCGCGTCCAGGAGGACGACGGTGAACGGACAGTGGATCTCGTGGAAGCCGACGACGCCACCGTGACGGCCGGGGTAGTAGCCGCGGCAGGTCACGCTCGTCCGTGCGCTCTTGCCGAACTGCCGGCGCATCGCCTGCTCGATCAGCGGCGCGGCGCGGCCGACCTGTGAGCGCGCGAACACGTACGGACTGCGGCTGATCCGTCCGGCGAGCGCGGGTGACGCGCAGACGAGAGCGATGAGGCAGACGGCAACTGCTTTCAATCGTCACCCGTTCTAGCCATTGCTCCGCGCGAGGCGGCGAAGTAAACCGTAGTTCTTGCTCAACATCGACCTGCGGCAAGGGGGTCGGGAATGAACGATCAGGAGTTGGCTCTCCTTCGAGAGGTCGCGAAGTCGCTTCGGGTCATCGCCGACGACCTAGACCATTTGCTTGGGCCTCGACGAACTGATCGAGGACCGCAGACAGGCGGCGAATCTCCTCCGTCAGCTCCTCGATCTTCTCGTGCACCGGCGCCTCCTCGATGACGCCTTCGCCGTAGAGCAGGTAGCCGCGGGGCACGTCGTAGAACTCCGCGAGCTCCGAGAGTCGAATGTCCGGGATTCCGTTCTGCTCCCAGTCTCGTACCGCTCCAACCGATACCCCTAGGCGCTTCGCGAGCTTCTCCTGAGTGAGGTTCTTGCGACGCCTCCATTCGGCGAGACGTCCTTGTGGCCCGAGCAACGCCGCGTCGGCGTGCGTTAGCGGCGACTTCCGCGGCACCTGCTCAAAGCTACGCAAAATCCGTACTTTTTCGGTACTAATCGTCATGGTACTCCTTGCGATAGTAGTGTTTTGGTAGTACGACTCTACTACTACATCAAGCGTCGGACGGAGTGAACTAGACGATGGAACTGGATCTACTAGACCCCGACAGGCTTCTCACCTCCCAAGAAGTCGCAGACATGCTGCGAGTTCACGTCGAGACGATCCGCAGGAGCGTTCGCGAGGGTCGTCTTGAGGGCATCCACGTCGGCCCACGGCGTCTCCTTCGCTTTCGCCGCGAGCACATCGAGCGGTTTCTCGGGGAATGAACGCGAGGGGACTCATAGAGCTGCGCGGCAAACTGGTCGACGCGGGCTATTCCGGGGTCGCGTTTCTCATCGAGGTAGATCCAGACGGGAGCGGTTGCCTTCTCTGGCGCGGATACGGGTCTGAGGGCTACGGACAGATCACGATCGCCGGGAGGACATACGGCGCTCACCGTCTCGTCTACGAGTTGACCGTCGGACGCATCCCTTTCGGTCTGCACATCGACCACCTCTGCCGGAACCGGCGCTGCGTGAACCCCGAGCATCTCGAGCCCGTCACGCCGCGCGAGAACGTGCTGCGTGGCACCGGGCCGAGCGCCGCGAACGCGCGCAAGACCGAATGCAAGCACGGGCATCCGTTGTCCGGCGACAACCTCTACATCGACAACCGCGGGCACCGCCGCTGCATCACGTGCAAGCGCGCCGAGTGGCACCGCTGGAAGGAAAGGAGGGACGCGCGTGCCGCTTCTTGATCTACAGCGTCGCCTCGCCGAGATCGGACGCATCCGCATCGGCGCATCCGAAGCAACAAGCGGCGGACGCAGCCGCCCGAAGAAGCTCGAATCGTTCCGCATCACGTCACGCGACAAGAGCCGCCTCGACCCGATCGCGGCCAAGTACGGCGGAACAGTCCAGCAGTGGGAGTCGCAGTGGGAGGTCTACACCGAGACCAACGAGCTTCCCGTCATGCTCATCCCCGGGCAGACGCTCTCGGCCTGGTACGAGATGTGGTCGGGGGGCGGCTGCGTTCGCCGCTGCGACGGACAGCACGAAGTCCTGTCGGACGGGCCGTGTCTCTGCCCGGCCGCGGACGAGCGCCGCGACCTCGCCGCGAACGGCAAGGCGTGCAAGCCGACGACGAGGCTCTCGGTGCTGCTCCCGGACGTGCCGGGCATCGGGTGCTGGCGCCTCGAGACGCACGGCTACTACGCCGCGGTCGAGCTCGCCGGCGCCGCGGAGCTGCTCGAGCGCGCGACCGCCCAGGGCGTCCTTCTTCCGGCACGTCTTCGTCTCGACCAGCGTGAGGTGAAGCGCGGCGGGCAGACGAGGCGCTTCGCGGTGCCGATGCTCGAGGTGGACGTCGCGCCTGCGGAGATGATCGAGCTCGAGAGGAGCCAGCATTCGGTGCGGGTGATCGAGCCGGCGCGCGCGGCGCTGCCGCAGGGGACGATCGGCGAGGACGAGCAGCGCCGGATCTTCGACGCGGCGAAGGACGCGGAGATCCCGGCCGGTGTAGTGCGCGGCATCCTCGCCGAGGTCGCCGGGGTGGAGCGGTCGGCGGATGTGCCGGCGTCGAAGCTGGACGAGGTGCTCGCCGCGATCGCGAAGGCGGGTGAGGCGGCGTGACGTACGAGATCCGTTGCGGCCTGACCGGGGACGAGGCGCAGGCGTTGACGCCGGACGGTGCGCTGCTTGCTGCGGCGACGTTGGTGGAGGACGCGGTCGGTGTCGGCGACCTCGGGCGCGATCGTCTGCCCGCGGCGCGCCACTCGATCCTGATCCTGCACGACGGACGGAGCGACTGCGTGCTGACGCGCGCGGCGCATGACGGCATCCGCGCGTACGTCCAGGCAGCGGCATGAGCTCGCTGTTCGACACCGTTCCAGAGGCCACGCGCCGCGCACTTAGTGACGTGCTTGCGGAGCGCGAGCGGCAGGACGCCAAGTGGGGCGGTCACGAGCACGACGACGCCCACAACTGGCACGAGTGGATCGACTGGATCGTGGAGCACGCAGGGAAGGCGTGGAGCCCGAACGACGATGCCGAGGCTTACGAGAACGGCCGCAGGAGGTACGTCGAGGTGGCGGCTCTCGCGCTCGCGGCCATCGAGTCGATGGATCGGACGGTGACTTCGTGACACGCGGTCATCGCGATCTCTCCACGCGGTTGTTTCGTCTAGTGCGCGCGAGCAACACGGGCCGCATCCTCGGTTTCCGTTTGGGTCGCCTCTGGGTCGTGAACGGCTCCCAGGGGTGGGTCGACTGGTACAGGAACGGCTACGTCGTTCACTTCGGGAAGCGAAAGCTCGGCTTCATCCCGACGACGCGCTATCACGCGCCCGCGGCATGGAGGCGGTCGTGATCCTCGGGCTGCACGGCAAGATGGGCGCCGGCAAGAACGAGGCTGCCAAGCGCCTCGGACGCCTCTCGGGCGCGCTCCCCGTCGTCGAGGTCAGCTTCGCCGCTGCGCTCAAGCGCTCAGCCGCGGCCGCGCTCGGCGTCACCGTCGACGACCTCGAGCGCTGGAAGAACGACCCCGAGGCATGGATCCTCGTCGACGTCGGCGGTACGCACCGCTCGACGCAGACCGTGCGCTCCTTCCTCCAGCGGTACGGCACCGAGGCGCACCGCGACGTGTTCGGCGCCTCGTTCTGGCTCGACGCCGCGATGCCGGCCGACGGCGCCTACGACGACGCGCTCTACGTTGTCACCGACGTCCGCTTCGCGAACGAGGCCGCGCGCGTCCGGTTCCTCGGCGGTTACGTCGTCCTCATCCAGGGCGCGAACTCCGACACCGGATCGCACCCGTCGGAAGCGCTCCTCGACCAGGAGGAAGCCGACTTCATCATCGACAACTCCCGGCGCGACGACGGCTTCGCCTCGCTCGACCGGCAGCTCGTCGGGATCCTGACGGAGATCGCGAAGCGCGAGGAGTGGGCGGCATGACCGCGGTCGGCGACCCGACGACAGGCGAGATCGTCACGTTCTCGGGTCGCATCATGCGGCCGCTCGCGCCGAGCCCCGACGACCTCTGCATCGAGGACATCGCGCACGCGCTCGCGAACTCCTGCCGCTTCACCGGGCACGTCCGGCGCTTCTACTCCGTCGCCCAGCACGCCGTACTGGTGTCGGAGATCCTGCCGCCCGCGCTGCGCCTCTGCGGGCTGATGCACGACGCGAGCGAGGCGTACCTGAGTGACATCTCGCGGCCGGTGAAGAGGCAGCCGGTGTTCGGCGAGGTCTACAAGGCCGCGGAGGAGCGCCTCATGCTGGTGATCGCCGAGCGCTTCGGCTTCGAGTGGCCGCCGGACGAGCTCATCCACTGGGCCGACGACGTGCTCCTGCGTTCCGAGCAGCGCGACCTGATGCCGAACCTGCTGCGCGTCGCCGGCGACGACTACCTCGACTTCCCGATCGTGCCGCTCCTGCCGCCGCTGGCGGAGCGTGCGTTCCTGAACCGCTACTACGAACTGACGGAGGGTGCGTCTTGAGCCTGAACCGCGTCTGCCTGATCGGCAACCTAACCCGTGACCCCGAGCTCCGCAACACGGCGAGCGGGCCGAGCGTCTGCTCTCTCCGCCTCGCCGTGAACACGCGGCGCAAGGAGGGCGACGACTGGGTCGAGAAGCCCAACTACTTCGACGTGACCGTGTGGGGCCGGCAGGGCGAGAGCGCCGCGCAGTACCTCGCGAAGGGCCGCCCGGTCGCGATCGACGGACGCCTCGAGTGGCGCGAGTGGGAAGCGCAGGACGGCACGAAGCGGCAGGCGGTGGAGATCGTCGCGGACTCGGTGCAGTTCCTCGGTGGCCGCGACAGCGACTCGTCAGGCGTCTCGTCGCAGCACGACGACGGGCAAGCGTCCTCCGACGACGATATCCCGTTCTGAGATCGCGAGGGGTCGCGATGGAGGAGAGGGTCACAGTGGAGGGCGTCGAGTACGTCGTCGCCTACCCGGTCGCTGACGGGCGCTGCCCGCATTGCGCGGCGCCGCACTACGGCCGCTACTGGACGCCGGCGCGGATCGTCGCGTCGGTGCGCCGCTGGTACGAGACGCACGGTGTTGCGCCGTCCCGGACGACGTTCGGCGAGGCGGGCACGGTCGACAAGCCGACGCTCCGCACGATCGACGACGTCTTCGGCAAGCGCGCCTGGTCGAAGGTGACGAAGCTCGCCGGTGTGCCGCGCGCACGGATGGGGGCGCCGTCGACGTGGCCGAACGAGGCGATCCTGGACGCGCTGCTCGACTGGGCGACGACGCACGGCCGGTGGCCGCAGAAGGACGACTGGGGGAAATCGTCGCCGAAGAACCCTCATTGGTCGCAGGTCATCCGCCGGTTCGGCTCCTGGAACGCCGCGCTGAAGGCTGCGGGCCGGGCGTCGTTGCGGTCGACGGACGTGACGATCGGCAAGGTTGACGCCGCGCCTGTCGCGCGCGTGCTCGCGGTGGAGCTCGCCCATCGCCCGTTGAAGGCGGTCGCCGAGGAGGTCGACGTCGACCCGACGTACCTGTCGAAGATCGTCCGTGGGGTGTCGCCGGAGATCCGCGCGGACTACGCCGACCGGATCCTGACGAAGCTCGACCATCCGCATCTGCTGGAGCGGGTCGCGTGAAGACGATCCCGTTCGACTTCGTCGAGGGCCGCGAGGAGAGCGAGGACGTGGGCCGCTGGAACATGGAGCAGCTCGTCGAGTTGGGCTGCGACCGGGTGACGGCTGCGTTCGCGGCCCTCGCCGGCGTGAAGTGGCACGACGTGAAGGAGCTCGTCGATGCCGGGTGTTCGCTCGAGACGGCGCTGGAGATCTCTGCGTGAACGACTACAAGGACTTCCTGCTCGAGAAGCTCGCCCGCGACCCGGAGACCGGGTTCGAGGCGGGCGAGCTCTCGCCGGCGCTCTACCCATTCCAGGCGCACGTCGTCCGATGGGCGCTTCGCCGCGGGCGGGCGGCCGTGTTCGCTGACTGCGGGCTTGGGAAGACGCCGATGCAGCTCGAGTGGGCGACGCGAGTCGTCGAGCACACTGGTGGACGCGTCCTCATCCTCGCGCCGCTCGCTGTCGGCGCACAGACCGGACGGGAGGCGCACAAGTTCGGCGTCGACGCCGTCTACGCGCGCGACCTCCGCAACGCGGGCTCGTCCCCGATCGTCGTGACGAACTACGAGCGGCTCGAGCGGTTCGTCGGCGAGGAGTGGGCGGGCATCGTCCTCGACGAGTCCTCGATCCTCAAGAGCTACGACGGCAAGACGCGCCGCGATCTGACCGACTTCGCCCAGAGCATCCCGTTCCGGCTGGCCTGCACCGCGACGCCCGCGCCGAACGCGACCGACGAGCTCGCGAACCACGCGGAGTTCCTCGGCGTGCTGACCGGCAAGGAGATGCTCGCGCTGTTCTTCACCCAGGACGGCAACACGACGCACGCCTGGCGACTGAAAGGCCACGCTCGCCGCCCGTTCTGGCGCTGGCTTGCGTCGTGGGCGATCGCGGCGCGGCGCCCGAGCGATCTCGGCTTCGACGATGCGTCCTTCGTCCTCCCGCCGCTGCGGGTCGAGCAGCAGACCGTCGCGTCGGTCTCATCGGGCACGGAAGGGCTGTTCCCGGTGGAGGCGTCGACGCTGTCCGAGCGCCGCGACGCTCGCCGGCGGAGCCTCGCCGATCGCGTCGCTGGGGCCGCGCGTCTCGTGAACGGCTCGGATGAGCCGTGGGTCGTCTGGTGCGACCTGAATGCGGAGTCCGAGGCGCTGACGGCTGCCATCCCTGGCGCGGTCGAAGTGCGCGGCTCCGACTCGGCCGAGCACAAGGAGCGCGCGCTCGTCGACTTCTCGGAGGGACGCGTCCGAGTGCTGGTCACGAAGCCCTCGATTGCCGGCTTCGGCATGAACTGGCAGCACTGCGCCCGGATGGTGTTCGTCGGCCTGTCCGACTCCTACGAGCAGTTCTACCAGGCGGTTCGTCGGTGCTGGCGCTTCGGTCAGACGCGCCCGGTCGTCGCGCACGTCGTCACGTCCGAGGCCGAGGGCGCCGTCGTCAGGAACATCGAACGGAAGGAGCGCATGGCCGAGGAGATGATGGATCAGCTCGTCCATCACATGCACGAGGCAGCCGGAGGAGGCGGCAGGTCAGTGATGCCGTACGAGCGCGACCAGCGTCGCGGCTCCGGCTGGACGTTGCATCTCGGCGACTCGGTCGAGGTGGCGTCGGAGATCGAGGACGAGACCGTCGGGTTGACGGTGTTCTCGCCGCCGTTCCCCGGCATGTACGCGTACACGAACTCGCCGCACGACATGGGCAACGTGCGCGACCAGGCCGAGATGATCGAGCAGTACCGCTTCCTCGTGCCCGAGCTCCTTCGCGTCACGATGCCGGGCAGGTCGTGCGCGGTGCATCTCTGCCAGGGCGTGGCGTTCAAGGGCGTCGATGGGTACACCGGCATCAAGGACTTCCGCGGCGACGTGATCGACGTCATGGAGGACTGCGGCTGGATCTACTACGGCGAGGTCTGCATCGACAAGGATCCGCAGGTCAAGGCGATCCGCACGAAGGACCGCGGCCTCCTGTTCAAGACGTTGGCGACGGACTCTGCGCACATGCACATGGCGCTCGCCGACTACGTGCTGCAGTTCCGCAAGCCTGGCGACAACCCCGAGCCGATCCGCGCCGGCATCTCGCAGAAGTACAAGAACGAGCACGGCTGGATCAGTCAGGAGGAGTGGATCGAGTGGGCTGCGCCGGTCTGGTATCGCGCCGGCGAGGGCTATCCGGGCGGCATCCGCGAGACGGATGTGCTGAACGTCCGCTCCGCTCGCGAGTCGGATGACGAGCGCCACCTGGCGCCGCTGCAGCTCGGCGTGATCGAGCGCGCGGTCAAGCTCTGGAGCAACCCGGGCGACCTCGTCTTCTCGCCGTTCGCGGGGATCGGCTCTGAGGGCGTCGGCGCGTTGCGTATCGGCCGCCGGTTCGTCGGAATCGAGCTGAAGCGCAGCTACTTCGAGACCGCTTGCCGGAACCTCGAGCGGGCTGCCGGAGAAATGACGCTGGAGGTCGCATGAGCGAATCTGTCAACTCGAAATCGTCCGGGATCGAATCGCTGCACGATCTCGGCTCTTGCCGGTTCTTCCTCGGCACGCACATGCCGTCCCAGCGATGGTTTGATGCCGGCGTTCCGCTCTTCATCTCGCGGGTGCGGCTCGCGAAGAGGAAGGGGCTGCCGCGGGCGTCGGCGCCGTGGGCGCTCGACTCGGCGGGCTTCACGGCGCTCCACACGGGCGGCTACCCGCTGACCGTCGCGGAGTACGCGGTCGAGGTGCGCCGCTACGCCGACGAGATCGGCCGGCTCGAGTGGGCGGCGGCGATGGACTACATGTGCGAGCCGTCCGTCCTCGCGAAGACGGGCGGCACCGTGGAGAGCCACCAGCGGAAGACGATCGCGAACTTCCTCGAGCTCCGCGGGCTGATCGGGACGCTCGCGGCCCCTGTTCTTCAGGGCTGGGAGTACGGCGACCACGAGCGGCACGTCGAGATGTACGCCGCCGCGGGCGTCGATCTCCTCTCGGAGCCGATCGTCGGCGTCGGGTCAATCTGTCGGCGCGACGCTGACGCGGCTATCTGCCGGATCGTCCGGCCGCTAGCCGCCGCGGGGCTCCGTCTGCACGGCTTCGGCGTCCGCACGCGGGCGCTCGCCATGCTCTCCTACGACCTCGCCTCGGCCGACTCGATGGCCTGGAGCGCCCAGGGGCGGCGCGTCCCGGGATGCACGCCTGGGCACCGCACCGAGGCGAACTGCCTCCGCTACGCGCTCGCGTGGAGGCGCAATCAAATCAACGGGCTCGCGCAGCTCGCGCTTGCGGTCGCATGACGAGTCATCGGGCTAGAACCACGCTTCGAGTTCGTTCCTTCGGGGCGTCAAACGACACCTCGAAAAGTCGCCTGCTACACACTGAAAGATGAGATACAGCGACTTCCCAGAGTGCTTGACGCGGTACGCGTGGCTCCTCGACCAGGGCGACAACGCCTTCGACTGCCACGACGACTGCAAGGCGTGCGGAGAGCACGTCGCGCGCGTCGAGCGCCAACAGCATCTCACCCTGCACCGGAGCCAGCTCGCGCGCATTCGGAGCAGCAAGCGTCAAGCCGGGCTCGAGCGGGCGCGCGCCGCACGGGGGCAGATCGCCGCGTGACGATCATCACCGTCCAGGGCGGGCTCGTGATCGACGATCATCGCCGCATCGTCACGCTCGACGGTCGCGTCGTCACGCTGAGCCGGCTTCCGTTCGACTTCCTCGCGCTGCTCGCGACCGACCCTGAGCGCGCGTGGCGCCGCGAGGAACTCCTCAAGGAGGTCTGGGGCTATCAGTCGACGTCCGGCGTGAGTTTCGGGGCGCTGAACGTGTGCGCGTCGACGGTGCGGAAGGCGCTGGACGGACGGTACGTGTTCAACGTGCGCGGCATCGGTTACCGCCTGGTGGACGTCGAGAGCGCCCTGGAGGCTGCATGAGAACGGAGACCGAGTACATGCTCATGGTGGACTTCGCTGATCCGGTCATCGGATTCGGCTCCACTCCGATCTACCAGCCGCACGGCACGACCGAGGCGAGCGCGCTAGCGATGGCTAACGGATTCCTCGAGCGAGGTGGCGTCACCCGCGTTGAGATCTTCGCTCGCGAGGTTCCCGTCGAGTGGACGAAGGTCGAGGAGATCGAGCCTCGGACTGAGGCTCCCGTCGGCAAGAGAGGCGGCGCTGACGCAGGCAAGCGAGCCCTACAACCTCTCGAGTGTGGCGAGCAGCACTACTTCGCCGAGGGAGCAACCGTTTGCACCTGCGGGATGTGGTCGAACCACGTCAAGGAACCTCGCTGACGTGGCGGACAAGCCCTGGAAGGCCAACGAGCGCAAGAAGTGCGCTCAGCTCCGCGGCGTCCGCACAGGACCGACCGGCCGCGACCTGCCCGACTGCCAGCAGGCGAACGGACAGCCGTTGCCGCTCATCGCGCCCGAGCTGAAGCTGTACGCGCGGCTGCAGTTCCTCGAGGAGGACTTCAAGCAGGCGAAGGACAACGCGACGAAGGTCGGACGGATGCCGATCCTCGGCGTGAAGGAGCGCGGGCGCGGCGGACGCGATCGCGTCGTCATGGACTGGGACGACTTCCTGACGCTGTACGAGCTCGCGCTCCAGGCGCAGAGCTGACGCTTGCCGAAGAGACTCTCAGATGCCGCGCGTGCGGAGGCTCAACGCATCCTCGACGCCGAGGCTCGCCGGCTACGCGACGCGCGCCTGAACGGTGATGCGGTCAAGCCCGCGGCCCGGCGCCACAGTCACGCTGTCGATCGTCGCCCTGACGAGCGCGCGGCGCCCCTCGAGCGTGAGGCTGTCCCACTCGTCGGCGCTGACGGTGACGCTGTCGCTGTCCGCGCGGCGTAGGTCGGCGAGGTGATCCTCCGCCCGATGCTTCGCGTCCTGCAGCTCGAGCAGACGCTCGCGCGCCGCTTCGACGTCGATGCCGGCGAACGCCCGGACGGCCTTGTCGAGCTCCTCGGTACAGCGGGCGACGTCCGCTTCGGCCTCGCGGATCTTCTCGCCGAGCCCGGCACGGCCCTTCATGCCGGCGAGGAGCTGCTTGACCTCGTCGACGATCGCGCCCTCGACCATGTCAGCTCCGATCGTGACCCGGCTCGGGCAGTCGCCGATCGGCGGGCAGCGGTAGAGGCCGTACTTGCCGTGGTTCGCGCTGCCGACGATCATCCGCGCGCCGCATGTTGCGCAGCGGAGGACGCCGAGGCGGGCGAGGAGCCGTTCGGACTTCGGCCGGCGGCCGCGCGACACCCGCGCGCGCTGCACGCGCTCCCAGACGTTGCGGTCGACGATCGGCTCGTGCGACTCCAGGTTGACGAGGTCGCCGAAGTGGAGCTCGCCGATGTAGAAGCGGGAGCCGAGCATCGCCTGCACGCCGTGGAAGCTGCGGTCGACGCCGTGCTCGCGCAGGTAGGCGCGCACGTCCTTGATCGGGGCGCCGTCGGCACGCAGCCGGAATGCCTCGGCGATCACGGGCTTGATCTTCGGGTCGGCCTCGATGACGTTGTCGGTGCCGCGACGGTAGCCGGGCGGGATGTTCGGGAACGGGGCGACGCTCCGGCCGATCGCGCGCACCTTCGCTCCGGCTGTGCGCTCCGCGGTGACGCGACGGTGGTACTCGGCAACCATGCCGAGCATCGTGGAGGAGAGCCAGCGCGACGCCGTGTCCGCGCGCACCTCGCCGATGTCCACGGCCAGGATCGCGCCGCCCGCAGTCTCGACACGCCCGACGACTTCGGCTTGAACCTGGAGAGAGCGGACGAGCCGGTCGAAGTAGGCGACGACGATCACGTCGGCCTGCTTCGCCTCGACGCGCTCCACGGCTTCCCGGAGTCCGTGCCGGCGCTCGAGCGGTGCGCCACCGGAGACGTTCGGCTCCTCGAGCACGTCGACGAGCTTGAGCCCGTCGCGCTCGCAGGCGTTGACGATGCGGTCGCGCTGCTCGGTGGGAGAGACGAACGATTCGCCGTCGCGCTCGCCGACGCGTGAGACCCGGATGACCCCAATGGCGTTGCGTCCCATCGCCACTTCTTGTATCATCCGTACTGTTTCTATGTCAAGGCGTGTCGTCCTTGGGGTAAAAAAACAGTACGACTGGCTTGCCTCGAAAGTCCGCCAGGCGTACGGTCTGACCGGCGTCGTTCTTCAGCTCGAAGTCCGGCGCCAGTTCACCCTCGACGATCACGCGGCGGATCGTATCGTCCGAAGGAGAGTCGCATGTCTGGTTTGAGCAAGAGGGCCGTCCTGCTTCTCGCTGCAGTGGCCACAGGGGTCTCGCTTGCTGCCGCGCTCACGGTTGCGCCGAAGGCCCTCGCCTGGGACTGGCACTCGCTGCCGTCCGGCTACGGCGTCTACAGCTACCAACTCGTCTGTCACACGGCCACCGACAACTGCCTCAACGGCGACAACTCAACGTGCGAGGTCGTGACGATCACGGCGCCGAATGCGACGCCGAACCAGACGAGCGTGCAGGACTGCTCCGACCCGAACTTCCAGGCGGAGATCGACGCGTTCGTCAACGCCACCATCTGCACGATCAACCCGGCGGCCGACCCGGCTCTCTGTTCGCCGCCGACCACGAGCGTCGCGAGCACGACAGACCAGACGACGACCGCGGTTTCCACCACCACGACGACGGCGCCTACGACCACGCAGGCTGCCGCACCGGCCGCGAGCCCGTCGACGGCGACCGCTGCTCCGGCAACTTCGGCTCCTACGGCCAGCGCAAGCGTCGCGCCGATCCAGACGGTCACGGTCACGACGACCGTCGAGGATCCGTCACTCGCGCAGCGGGTTACGGCGCTCGAGCAGAACTACGCGGCGCTCGCCGCACGCGTCAACGCGATCGAGCAGGCGAACGCCGCAGCCTGGCAGACCTACCACGACGACATCGTCGCCGGGCTGGCGCCTGCGGCCGCAGCGCTCGACGCTCGCTCCGTCGCGCTGAACGCCGTCTACCAGCTCAGCTAGCTCTCCCAGCACCATCGCGATCTTCGGAGGCCCGCTCACGCGGGCTTCCGTCGTTCTACGGCCATCCACAAGCGAGACGAGGGGTCATAGCCACAGTCGAGGACATGCGCGCTGCGCTCGAAGCGCGCGGACACAAGATCAAGCGCAGCGCCGGCCGGTTCGTCACCACATGCCCGGCGCACGAGGACAAGGAACCGAGCCTCAGCTTCGGCGAGGGCGACCGTTCCGAGATCGTCGTCAAGTGCCACGCCGGCTGCTCGTTCGAGCAGATCGTCGAGGCGCTCAACCTGACGCAGGAGGGCGTAACGCGCAGCGGCGTAGGCGACTTCGAGAGCCGCATCGACGCCACCTACGACTACGTCGACGAGACGGGCGAGCTGATCTTCCAGGCCGTCCGGCTCAAGAGCCCCAAGAGCTTCCGGCAGCGCCGCATGGGCGGCGACGGATGGACGTGGAGCCTCGGCGACGCGCGGCGTGTCCTGTACCGCCTGCCGGCCGTCAGAGAGGCCGCGGAGAGCGGACGGGCCGTGTTCGGCGTGGAGGGCGAGAAGGACGTCGAGGCGCTTGAACGGCTCGGGTTCGTCGCGACCTGCTCGCCGATGGGCGCCGGCAAGTGGCGCGACGAGTACACGGCGTCGCTCGCCGGCGTGCCGATGTTCATCGCGATCGCCGACTGCGACAGCGTCGGCCGCGACCACGCCAAGACCGCCGTCGAGTCCGCGCACGCCAACGGGATCCCGACGAAGCTGATCGACCTCGCACCAGACCGGGTCGACGGCTACGACGTGTCCGACTTCATCACCGAGCACGGCGAGAACGCCCGGAAGCTGCTCGAGCGCCTGGTCAAGCAGACGAAGCGGTGGCCGCTGTCGCAAGGGCCGGCGCTGCCGATCATGTCGTTCGGCGAGTTCGCCGCCCAGATCGGCGACCGGGACGACAGCCTCGACTACCTCGGCGCGTTCCTGCGCGGCGGCAAGCGCGTCCACGTCATCGGGCCGATCGGGCACGGGAAGACCACCTTCCTCGCCGAGATCCTGTCCGCGGCCGTCAACGGACGCGACCTGTTCGGGTTCAAGGGCCGCGGCGACGTGCGCGCCCTGTACGTGGAGCTCGGCGACATGGCACCGGAGGAGATCAAGGAGACGCTCGTCGCGGCGCGCTTCGACCTCGACGGTGACCGCTTCGACCTGGCGCACCTTCCGGACGGGCTCGAGGTCGACAAGAACGAGCAGCACCGCAGGATGCTCGAGGACGCCATGGCTCGCTACGAGATCGTGGCGATCGACCCGTGGTACAAGCTCATCTGCGAGGAACTGTCGGACGGGATGCGTAACGTCCGCACCGTCACCGCGTTCCTCGACGGTTTCCGGGAGCGGTTCCCGACGACCGCGGTCGTGATCGGCTTCCACGCGAACGAGCCGCAGAAGGGGCAACGGATCAAGGGCCTCGGCGACGCGTCCGGCTACAAGGCGTTCCAGCGCGGCGCAGACACCGCGGTCCTGTTCGAGCGGCTGCGCGGCGACCGATCCCATGTGACGTGGGCGAAGACCCGGTCGAAGCATCTGCCGAAGATGGGGGAGCGGTGGCTCGTCGAATGGAGACGCGGCGCCGGCTTCCAGCGGGTCGAGCGGGAGAAGCCGAGCGACGAGGCGTACGAGAAGCTGACCGACGACTGGCAGGACGTCTACGAGATCATGGACGCGCTCGGGCGGGAGAACCGGCGATCCGTCGCCGACCTGCTCGACCGGCTCCTGCATGAGGGGCGCGCGGAGAAGCGGAAGAACGGCCGCCGCGTCGAGTACAGGCGGGCGAACGCCGACCAGACGAGCCTCACGGAACTGGCTGGTGGCTAACTGGCTCCTTTATATAGATGGACGCCAGGTTGCCAGTTCCTAGTTCTACTGACGTAGACGCTCTATAGGAGCTCGGCGCGCTCCCACGCGCGCCTCGCGCTGATCCTCTTGGAAAAGACCTACAGCAACGTCCCCGAGGACGACTTCGCCGCGCTCGCACGCGAGAACGGCTGGCGTCCCACGAAGCGCGGGTGGCCTGACTTCCTCTGCTTCGGTCCGAACGGCGAGATCATCGCCGTCGAGGTCAAGCCTCGCCTCCGCGACGGGCGCAGGACGAAGCGGCTCAAGGCCGACCAGGCGAACTGCATGGACGCGCTCTCGGCCGTCGGCATCCGCTGCTTCGTCAGCGACGGGAAGACGCTCGAGCCGTACGACCGCGAGCTCCACCGCGACCGGAACGGACGCCGATCCTGATCTGCCGGGAACGGCTGTGGGAGATCGGCCAGCATGACGTCAACGATCTCGCGAACCTCGACCGATGCCATTGCGAGCAGGCCGTCTGCGATCGCGAGACACGAGCTCGGGCGGTCGCCTGGGCGCAGCGGGAGAACGAGCAAATCGTCATCCAGGCGCTCAAAGCACACCTTGACGCAAGAAGCGTAAGAAAAAGCTAAGTGGAAGCTACGTAAACGCGCAACAGATGCGAAGCGAACAGCAGGAGCCATTGCCGAGGCACCACAACCCAGGCACGCTCCACCTACATGCAGTCGCCCTCGCATCCAGTCGCCATGTAGCGGCACCACGGCCGGGCCTCCGAAATGGCCGGTCACGCTGACCGCGTAACGGTCGGCCGCACATAGCGGCTACGAGCACGGCGACGCCGAGGCTCAGTAAGAGCGGCACCACCCGTGCGCCCACGATCAGGAGGGGATCATCTGGCACGCCCAGCACTCCGCACACCAGCGGCCGAGAACGCACGGCCGGCACTCCGAGAACGCGGCAACGGCAAAGCACGCAAGCCACTGCCGCTCACCGACGAGCAGTACAGACGCCTCGGCGGCGTCGCAGACGACTTCAACATCCGCGGCCTCGCCGCACAAATGAACCGCATCGGCGGCGCGATCAACGGCACCCGACCCGACCGGGTCGTCCCGAACCGCCTCAGCAACGCAGCCTGAACGCCAAGGCCGCGGACGACCAGCGCATCCCGCGACACCCACCTCGACAAGAGCGGACGAAGCGCGTGGTCGGCTCGCCGCCACCGACAACCCCGAACCATCTATTGCGCTACATCGTCACATGCCAGAACGCAGCAGGTAGCAGGGTCGAAGTCAGCGTCACCGCAGACACCGACGAGAAAGCCTGCACCGAAGCGCTCCGCACCCTCAACACCTGGAAGGCACTCCTCGTGCTGCCCAAGACACACACCATCCCCACCGTGCCGATCGAGACAGCAAGCCTCGACGACACACCCGAGCACGCCGCAGACACACGCCCGCGTCCCGGCCGGCTCATCCACAGACCAAGCATCACCGAGCTCATCCACCAGCACCGCGGCAGACGCGGCAACCTCGGCGACGCGCTCACCCGAGCGTCCTCGAGCCAGTGGTGACCCCGGGCGGGGTCGAAAGTTGGACAGCGGGCGTCCCGGAATGACCCCAGCTATGGACTTCCCTCCCCGTTGCAAATAAGCCGCATGAGCGTGGCTTATCGGCCCTAGGCGTTACGGTGCCGCCCACCGGCTCCTCCGTCGCATCTGGGAGGGCCGTGTCGCGTCCGGGACGGTTCGCTGTGCCCGGGGTGCCGACTGCATTTTCGCTGAGATCGTCGACGGACGCAAGGTCGGCGGTCTCCTCGCCCCTGACGAGCCCTGGGATCTAGGCCATGACGACACAGACCCGTCGCGGTACACAGGGCCGGAGCACCGGCGCTGCAACCGGGCAACCCGGGGACGCCGGCGCCACTCGCGCCGTTGGTGAGGTCGAGGCGGCCGTTCTCCGCGACCTGGAGGGCCTCCGCGCGCTCGACCCCGACCTGGCCGACAGCGCTCTCGCCGCGTCGGCGATCGAGCTGGCGCGCGGGATGGACAACCCTCGGAACTCGCTGACCTCGAAGGCGATGGCGCAGCGGGCGCTTCGCGAGACGATCGACCGGCTGCTCGAACTGGCGCCGGCGCCCGAGACGCAAGACCGAGTCGACCAGCTTGCCGCAACCGCCCGACGCAAACTTGAGAGGGGCTCAGCGGCCTAGGATCTCCGCGCTCCCGTCGTCCGATTCCTCGGTCGGCGCCGAGGCGGTGCAACTCGCGAAGGAGGCGGGCCTCAACCTTGACCCGTGGCAGGCGTACGTCCTCGAGCACGCGCTGGGCTTGCGGGATAACCGCTGGGCGGCGTTCGAGGTCGGCGTGGTCGTGCCACGCCAGAACGGCAAGGGGTCGATTCTCGAGGCGCGCGAGCTCGCCGGGCTGTTCCTGATCGGCGAGCGGCTCCTGATCCACTCCGCGCACCAGTTCGACACGTCTCTGGAGGCGTTCCGGCGCCTCCTGTTCCTGATCGAGGACAACCCCGACTTTGACCGCAGGGTGAAGCGCGTCTCGCGCTCCCACGGCGAGGAGGGAATCGAGTTGAAGGGCGGGCAGCGGATCCGTTTCCGCACCCGGACGAAGGGCGGCGGCCGCGGCTTCTCGAGCGATTGCCTGATCCTGGACGAAGCGATGATCCTTCCCGAGACATCCCATGGCGCCCTGCTGCCGACACTGTCGGCGCGCCCGAATCCGCAGGTCTGGTACACGGGCTCGGCTGTCGATCAGACCGTCCACGAGGACGGCGCCGTCCTCACGCGCGTCCGCAACCGCGGCCACGAGGGCGGAGACGACTCGCTCGCCTACTTCGAGTGGTCGGTGGAAGCCTCGAACCCGGGCGACGTGACATCGGCGTTCCTGCGGAACCCGGAGGCGGCCGCGCAGGCGAACCCGGGGCTCGGGATCCGCATCACGCTCGACTACATCGACAAGGAGCGGGCGTCGATGACGCCGCGCAACTTCGCGGTGGAGCGGCTCGGCATCGGAGACTGGCCGATCCTCGACGACGAGGGCGCCGTGATCCCGATCGAGCGGTGGCTCGAACTCGCCGACGAGCGCTCGAAGGCTCTCGACCCGGTCTGCTTCGCCTGGGACGTCCCTCCGTCCCGCTCGACGGCGTCGATCGGCGTCGCCGGCTTCCGCAAGGACGGCGACATGCACGTCGAGGTGATCGATACGCGCGCCGGGACAGGCTGGGTCGCCGACCGGCTCGCCGAGCTGACCGCCGACCACGAGTCGGTGGGCGTCCTGTACGACCAGGCGGCCGCCGGCGCGTCGCTGGCGCCCGAGGTCGAGGCTGCCGGCGTCGAGACGACCGCGGTGAACTCGCGCGAGCACGCCCAGGCGTGCGGGATGATCTTCGACCGGGTCGAGCAGGGCACCGTCCACCATCTCGCCACCACAGAGCTCTTGAACGCGCTCCGCGTCGCGACGAAGCGGCCGCTCGGGGACGCGTGGGCGTGGGATCGGCGCACATCCAGCGTCGACATCTCCTCGCTCGTCGCCGTCACGCTCGCAGCGTGGGGCGCGACCACCATCAAGCCGCGGAAGGCGCGCCCGCGCCTCCTCTAACCCGAGGGAGCTTCCATCCATGGTCAATCCGAGTGAACCCGCCGCGCGCGCCGCGGCCTATCTGCGCACGCTCCGCGTTCGGCGCGGCGTCGCGCAGGCGCTCGAGCTGCTCGGGCTCGCCGTGATCGTCGCAGGATGCGACCAGATCGCCGGGCGCGGCGTCGCGTGTGTCGTCGCCGGCGTCCTTCTCGTCCTTCTCGCCTTCGAGGTCGATCGTTGACGCTGCTCCGCTCCTTCCTGCAGCGGCAGGCCGACGAGTCCCGCGTCATCACGTCCCAGGACTACTGGGGCGCGTGGGCGCGCGGCGACGACGTCGGCACTTCCGGCTACCAGACGCCCGCCGGAGTCTACGTCAGCCGGGAGGCCGCGCTCAGCATCGCGGCCGTGTGGCGCTGCGTCAGCCTGATCGCCGACGCGATCGCCACCATGCCCGCCTACGCCTACACCGGCGACGAGCGGACGAAGCAGAAGCTCTCCGCGCAGCCGTCGTGGCTGAAGAACGCGAACTCGGAGCAGACGTTCCTCGAGTGCGTCCACCAGCAGATCGTCTCGCTGCTCCTCGACGGCACCGCGTACATCTACACGCCGCGCGACCAGTACGGCGACGTCCTCGAGATGTGGCTCGTCGACGCGCGGCTCGTCATCCCGCGGCGCGAGCCCGACCCGAGCGGCAGGCTCGTCCTCCAGTACTACGTCTACCCGCAGCCGACCGTCGGCAGCTACTACGCGCCGACCCCGCCGGACAACT